CGGTACCATGCATGGTACATCCACTTCAGTGAATATGCGTCTACTCAGCAAAGTAGCTTCACCGTCCAATCGTGGCTGCTTGGCCTTGAGGACCATTTTGAACAGCGCCACGTCCCGCACCCAAGCCTTGATATCCAGGCGGCGATTTAACGCTGCGAGGATGTCGTCGCCCAGAATCACAGCCTTGCCGCGCCGTTTCTGGCGGCGAGCGACAACGGCGAACATAACTGCATTGTACAGCGAGTTCCGGGGGGTGGTGGTTGTGGCACCGGTGGGCAATTGGAACGAAATCTCAGCAAAAACTCCATATTTGTAGTTCATCACTGAGAAAGTCTGGTGCGCTAACAAAAGCGCGCGGTACCACTCGGGCATTTTGACCTTGGCCAGAAAAGCGTCGTACAAGAGTGCAACACGTGAGCGTTGCTCACGATCGTTCCTGCTGAAATCGCCTTCAACGATTTCAGGGTAAGCAGGATCGATAAGATGGGCACAAAGTTTGACGTCAGTTTGCTTATAAGCAAACCGAACTTTGATATCCCCGATCTTGGAGTGCACACTCCAGTCGACTAACTTTTCCATGGAGACCATGGCTGCAGGACCCGTGCACGCATTGTATGCGTCCGTTCCTGCGTAAATAACCCGTGCGGCCCAATCAGACTCGTCACGTTTGCCAGCCAGAGTTTCAGCTTTCACCGATAGATCTTTCCTGCCAAGCATTTTGGCGTTGTGGTTGGGAAGATCAGCATATGCGGACTGCATACGCGCGCGTTTGGCTGGGTCGAATTTGGCAAGCCACCGTTCCCGGTCGGCCTCATTTTCGTCCCACGCATCAAAAACGCTATCAGGAGCCTCGGCTATGATAGCCATGGCTTCAGCGAACTCGGCATCACCGATGTCATCATCGGGACCAGCTTGTTTGAAGTTGCAACGTTTGTTGAACGCTGCAAGAAAACTGTCGTAGTCCGGAGACGTCACGACAGGCACACTCACCTCATGCAGGGCACCCAGTTGGTTGACTGGGTTGTGTGCTTCCTTCAGAATGCCTTCCGGCTCCGAAGCTTCAAATTTTGACACCTTTTGTTCAAAGGCGCGCTTGGTCACGACCCGCAACCGTCCGTCTAACTCGTGTGAATGGAGATGCATTCCACCACGGTGACTAACGTTTATGGGGGGGTCGGATAGCTTTGCGCCCCTCCGAAGCTTCGCATTCCTGTTAACCACGGGATGTGGTTGACGAGG